GGAGTGCCGGCTGAAGCGACTGAATGAGCTTCTCGCCCAGCTGGCCGATAAGGGGCAGAATCGTGTTCAGCGCGGGCTGGATTGCCTGCATAAGTTGCTGCCACATCTGGCGGCCAGTCTCAGTCTGGGTAAAGAACGTGACGAGTGCCGCGCCGGCGAGAGCCAGCGCTCCAACCACTGCCATGAGCGGGTTTGCCTTAAGTACCCCCAGGAAGGACCCGAGAGCACCTGAAGTCGCCGACAGCACCGCCTTATATGCGACGGTGGCAGCAGAAGCTACCTTGAGTGCGGCTGCCTTGGCTTGGAATGCTCCCGCGCCAATCTGTGCTTCGCGTGACAGGTTCGCTACTTCAGCTGCGGTGCCGGCACCAGATGCAACGAGGCGGTAGCCTTCTGCGACGGCATCGAAGGAGCTCTTGAGCTTCCCTACTGCGTCGGCGGCGGTCTGGTACGACTCGAGAGCAAAGCGTCCTGCGTCGATTGCACGGCTTGCGGTGTTGTACGCACCAACAGCGCCGATGACTGCGGTTGCCATTGCTGTCACGGCTTCAGGATTCTGGTTGATGATGTCGGTGAGGCGTCCCAGTGCACCTGCGGCTAGGTCGGCCAGGCCTGTCACTGCGTCAAATGGGTTCGTTAGATTCAGCGCGCTATCACCAAGTCCGCCAACCTCTGGGAGGAGCTTCTGGATTGCGCTTGCAATGGTGAAGATAACCGCTTCAACCCGATATCCGACTGTTGAGAAGGCATCCCAGAGCGGCGGTAGGATAGCGCCGAGCGTCTGGCCGATACTCATCACGAGCCCGCCAATTGACGGGCCAACAATTGATGCCGCATGCGAGACAACACGGACAACGTATTCCATTGCACTACCGAGCTTCTCGCCAATGGTCTTACCCATCGCCTCGACAGGCTTCATCCACTGCTGGAACGAGAGAAAAAACTTCGTGAGCGTCGGGTAGACACCAGAGAGAATATTCGCGCCGAATCGACCCAACGCCGCCTGCGCATTGGCGAACGCACCAGGTAGCGTGTTGCCCATCTCGAACGCGACGTTGCCGGCGGCGGAGGTCATCGCCTTCTCAAACTGGTCGAACCCGATCTTGCCGTCAGAAGCCATCTTGAAGACCTCATCTGCCGTCACGCCAAGCTGCTTAGCGAGCGCTTGGTAGATGGGGATGCCTCGGTCTGCGACCTGGGCGAGGACGTCGTTCTGAGCCTTGCCGGTAGACGCGACCTTGTTATAAATCGCGCCCATTTCCTCCATACTGGAGCCTGATGCCGCAGCCGAGTTCGAGACGGACTTAAGGACGGCTTCGAGCTGCTCACCCGGCTGAATACCCGATGCCACCGCACCAGCAGCAGCGGTCGCCGCCGCGTCCAGCCCGAAAGCCGTGCCCTTCACGGATGCTGATGCGTTCTGCATGATGACAGACACCGCGTCAGCGTCATTGCCCAGGCCTCGAAGCTTAGCCTGGGCAACGTCAATCGCTTTCAGACGGTTGAAGCCCTTGCTGAACGCGGTGCCGAGCACCGTGCCCAGCGAAAGCCCTGCCAGAGCCTTCGTGACCACGCCACCGATAGCACCGCCGAAGAGACGCCCGAACGCACCAGAGGCCTTACTGCCTGCTTCGCTACCGGCGCGTTCGCCCGCAGAGCCAATCTCGGAGATGATTTGTGCGCCGGCGCCCTTGGTTGAGGCGATGACGGATACATACGCCTTCGCGAGCTCATAGCCTGCCATTGATGTCTCCTAAATTGTGGTGGTCTCTTCGGTGATATCCGATCCTGTGCCAGCGCGACGCTCGGCGACCCAGTACCGTGCCTCGGTGAGCGACATTACGCCTGAACCGAGCTGCTGGGAGCTCTCGCTCTTGACTCCAGGGCGGGGAATCGGGGCGGGGCGGTTATGTCCCTTCTGCCCGTCCTCAGTCCGTTGCCAGTTCGCCTCCGCCAAGCGGTCAAAGATGCCGGCAAGAAGCTGGTCCTGCACCCCCCACCCTTGGGCGAGCTCTCTCATCAAGGCAGAACCGTCAGGCAGGTGCACGACCATAGCCGCCACGAGGCGAGGTCCGTATTTAGCGAGAAGCTCTACGAAGCGAGCGCCGTAGAAACGGATAAGGTCAATCTCAATCAGCTCGCGATGCTCCCGAAGGAGCTTCACGAGCGTTAGGAGTTTGGGTTCAGTGCGTGCATCATGTCGGTGAAGAATTTGGTGTAGTCGGTCATGGTTGCGACGCCGGTCTCCGGGTTGCGCAGCACCTCCATCACTTCCTTACGCTGCGAGTCGCCCAGCAGTGCGCGGACGGCGGTAAAGATGCCCTTGGGGTTGCCTTCGTCTAGGGAGATGAGGGTTTCCATCAGTTCTGCGTCATCGAGTGCGGAGGCGTTGACGTCCCAGTCACGGCCGCGCAGGTGGACGATGACTCGGTCCTGGCCGTTCTTGCTCTTATGGTCGGTGAGGCTGATTGCTTTCTTGCGCTTCTTGCCCATGTGTCGTGTCCTTCCAGGAATTAGGTGAGCGTGGAGGGTAAGCCGCTAAAACGGGCGGCCTACCCTCCAGCTAGTAGGTATCTATCGAGTTACCGAGTGCCCAGGTACTTGTACGCCTTCACGCCGTTCGCATCCGGGTAGCAGGTGATGGTCACTTCGTAGCCGATTGCTTCGTCGTTCTTGTAGACCACATCGCCGCGCTCAGTCACCTGGCCATCAGGGATGCAGACTCGGATGGTCTTGTTGCCGTCGAGCACATCGAAGACACCCGAGAAGTGAGGTGCCTGTGCACCGGTCATCTTTACCGTGGTTGCCGTGGCGGTAGAGTCGGCATAGTAGAGCTTCAGGACTTCCTCATTGGTCTCAATGAGCGTCATCTTAAAGCTGACCTTGTGGGAGGTCTGGATGGTTCGGACAACATCGCCGTTCTGCCATGCCTTAATATCCGAAGTGTCGGAGTCGATGGTCTGAGTAACGCCATCCGCGCTGATATAGCCTAGGTCCTTAAACTTCGGGTCAACCGAAGCAGACGCACTCGCCGGCAGCGTAGTCTTCACCGGGCCGACATACATGCCGCCGGTGATACCCACGCGAACGTTGTCAGCAACGTTAGCCATTGGGGTTCCTTTCGTTGATGGTTAATTCAATGTGTCAACGACAGTGCCGCGGCAGATGGCCTGCCAGTTCTGTCGAAAACGGGGAACGTCGGCGTCGGGGTCTGGCATCCACACAATCCCGCCCAATGGAGAGATGGAGTAGATGAGAACCTCATCGCTGACGTTGTTCTTCGTTGCACGCAGATACGCGCTTGCCTTCTCAGCGAGCGCGTATGCTTCGCTCTCCCGCGCTGCCCACACGTCGAGGATCATTGACCGTGATGCGTGGGTAACTGATTTGTCGTCGCCGCCTGATGGGGTGATGACGATGAATTTGTCTGGACGGGGGTTGGGTACACGCGCGACGTAGACAGGCACGTTGAGGTGGGTGGTGAGGATGCTGCGGATGCGGCTATAGACATCTCCGTATTGGATGACTTCAGTTGCCACTATTTGCCACCTCCCCACCCTCCGACTGCCTTGGATAGTGCGCCGTTCTTTGCTTCGGCTCGCATGCCAGCCTTCCCGTTTGGCCAGACGCGGGCGACCGCCGTTTTGGGTCCTGCCTTAACTCCTGAGGAGAAACCGTCACCGGCGCGGTTGCGGATTTCTCCCGCCTTGGTGGAGAGGATTGCTTGCATCTCGGGTGAGGTGCGGAGCGCGTAGAAGCCTGCGAGGTTGAGCTCAACTTTCGCTTTACCCATGCTGTTATCCCTCCACTCGTTGTAGATTGATTCGGTAGCCGGCAGGGAAGCCAAACGGACCATGCGTGAAGTCTTCGGGATAGCCGATGGCCTCGTAGGTTTCGCCTTCGATGACGACGTGGTCGCCAGGGCGGGTGAACCCGGTCGCCGCATAGAGGGAGAAGGCACGGCGGGTGCCCGTACCGATGTCCCTTATTTCTGTGTCAGGTGACGGCGGTGCCCAGCCGAAGACCTCGACCTCTACCGGGTCGGCCCACACGGAGTGTTTGGTACCCCAGCTGTCCTCTGCTTCCTCAATCCTTGCCAAGTGCTGAATAAGGAATCGCTGAGTAAGCCACATTCGGCACCTCCCTCCTAGTGCTGAGCATGTCGTAGGTGCTGAATTTCTGCGTGCCGATACCCAGTAGCTTCTTATCCGCCTTCGTCAGGTATAGGTCTCCGTTCGGGTTGGCAAACGTGACCTGCTGGTTGAACGGTCCAGCTGTCTGAGACAGAGACGACGCTCCGTCAATGAGCTGGCCGGCAGACATGCTGCGCTTGACCATACGGCAGGCAACGATTGCGATTGCATCCGGGTCGAGGTCTTCCCAATTCGGGGCAACCGCTCGGATGTACACCCCTGCGTCCTCCAGGAGCACCTCTGCGTGAGAGTCTGCTCCAGGAGGCATGTCAGGCCAGCGGGCGCGCAGGTCGTCGGCAGTCAGCTGAGGGAATCGAGAGACTGCCATTGTGCCTACAGGGTGTACTTCACGAAGTGGGCGT